GAATACGACAAGGAAAAGGAAGACCACCAGGGCAAGCAGGCGGTAAGACACGGTAAACTTGTGAAAGTGTCAGAGAAGAACGTTGACTACGGGGGGTGGGACTATGCCTGTGAATTTGACGCCCAAATTGGAGACGAGGTTTGGTTTGACGCAACCTTTACGAGAGACCAACTCGACATGTCTGAAAAGGTGTTTGAAAACAACGGTAAGACCTATATGCTTATCCCTCAAAAGTCAATCCATGCCGCGATGAGAAACGGGGAAATGATTAGTGTAAACGGCTACATACTTGGGAAGGTGTTAAGCAACGAAAGAAAGTCGGGTGGCATTTTCCTTCCCGATAGCAAAACAGCAAGGGTAGAGGTAGTTGTTCCTAACCCAAGGGTTCCAAAATACGTTGCGGACATTTGGAACAATACCACAGTAAAAAAGGGCGATGTGGTGTGTATGAATAAGATTTTCGCCATTAAACTTGACTCAACATTAGCAGAGACAACAGACCTAGTGAGATTCCAACCGAGGGTTATAGTTGCGGTAGAGAATGATTAAATTAGATTTCAGCAAAATAGCGTACAACATAGAGGGTGTACCTGATGGCGAGTCCGTAATTTATAAGTTTAGTGACCTTGCCAGTCAGTCGCATATCTTTGATAGAAGCGACGACCTACCCTCAGATGTAAGTGCCGATAAGGTAATGCGCTATTTAATCTACATGTTCTCACCCGGCACACCCGTTAGAGAGGCGTATCCCGACATCAACCAGCGTAAGCGGTATACACTAAATAAGTTGAACATCATTGTCGATGAAACCGACGATGAAAGTGGCTTCGTACAACTGTGTTTGATGAATGCGGATTGGGCGGTAGATAGGTACATCGCCTTTACACGCCTCCAATGCTCGGAAGATTACTCCATCATGAGTACGGCAGACATAAGAATTTCTGCGTTACAGAGGGCGTTGTTAACTCAGCCCGTAGATAGGTCAAATGACGACAAGAACTTCCAAGAGGGTCTTGAAAGGTGGAGACAAAGCCTTGTTGATGCGAGGAGAAGGATTATGAACGACGAGACAAGTATAACCTTGCAAAAGGCCATAACGTTCTCGGTTCGCGCGGAAAATTTAGGAATACAACCAGAACACTATACAAGGATTTGGAGAGAGAAGAAAGAAATATTCCCGGAAATAATCCCCTGAACTATGTCAGAGAGGACTATGAGGTTGTTTTCCATGAGGACGATCCAGACCTTGATACCATAAGAATTAAGCTACCAAGACTAGAGGAGTGGTATAGCAAGCACCTTGGAAGAGAGGTGTCTTGGGAGGAAGCCATAACCCTTGTGGACGGGTATGGTATTGAGCCTAAAGAGCAAAAGTTCAGGCACATTGAAACTCCCGAAAAAATACGACTTATTTACGAGGTCGTGTTTAACAAGAAGCACGCAATAAACAAAACGAAGTACAAAGAGATAACGGACGTAAAACTTGAGGACATTTACGAGGAGATTGAAAACAATCAAAAGTATTACGCGTCCGAAATTGAATGGATTAAACTGCAAATAAAACGGAGATACGTTGGTTATTGGTGTTTTATCAAAGGCAAGCCCGTATATCTCAACGGGGCAAATTATTTCTTTTTGAACTTTTGGACGGTAAAGAATTTCGGCAAGAACAACAATAAGCCTGACTACAGAGATTACCAAAGGAAGATGTTCCACCTATTCATGTACGCCTACATGACACAGGACGCGTTTTATAAGCATAAAATAATTTATAGGGAGAACGGAGAGGTAAAAACAAAATACTCGAATGGAGACGTTAAAAACGTGGTCGAGGAAATGAAAGAACTTGGCGTTGAGTATTATGTTGAGCCAAACACAAACATAACCATATCGCTTGGCAGAAGAACGGTTCACGGGATAAACTTTGTTTCGGGAAGACGTATTGCAAAGACGGCCATATCTTGTTGCTTTTGTACTTGGGGAACACTCAATATGCCTGACCAAACCTTTATCATTCAGGCGATGAATGAGGATCAGGCGGTAAACAAAATATTTGTAAAGCAGATTCAGACACCGGTTGGTAAGTTGCCTTTCTTTTTTAGGCCATTTTACAGAGGAAGGCTTGAGGCAAAGGAGGGGTTGAGGTTTCAGTATGAAGGCTCTATGGCAAGTCTCGCCCGCGCGGGAGTAGTGCCGGAGCAGATGGAATGTTTCATAACCCCGCTCCCCTCAACAGAAAAGGCGGCGGACGGGGAAGCTGAGATTGCCTTTGTTTATAGGGATGAGCCTGCAAAGAAAACGGACGCCAAGGCGGCAGACCAAAACATACCGACTTGGTGGTACAACACAATGAAGCCCGCCATCGAGCGCGGGGAAAACATCAGGGGGTTTTGCATCATGCCCTCAACTGTGGGAGACATGGACTCAGGGGGTGGAGCGCAGTTTTTTGACATAGCAAACGACTCCCACTTTTCCGATAGAAACGACAACGGAACAACTCCATCTGGGCTTATAAACTTTTTCCTCCCAGGTTATTACGCGGTAGAAGGTTACATAGACGAGTATGGGGAAAGCATAATAGACGACCCCAAGGAGCCTGTAATTTCAGTTGAAGGAAAACTAATAACCAAAGGGGCAAAGTCCTATCTATTAAACCAAGCGGAATACTTTGAGAAGAAAAGGCAATGGGAAAAGTTGATTAAACTTCAACAGAACTTCCCAATGACTTGGAAGCAAGCCTTCGCTGTGATACCCAAGGACATGGGTATGCCAATTGAGAAGATGAGGGATAGGGTCTCCGAACTCAAGTTCCTACGAACCCCTATAACTACAAACATCAACTTTGTTTGGAACGGTGGCAAGTTCGGGGGAGACGTAATGGTGGAGAACGACCCCAAGGGTGCTTGGACTATGGCCTATCTCCCGCCGCTGGAAATGAGAAATAAAAGAACTATTGTTACGGCGGAAGAAGGTTACATACCGCCACCGAGCAGAGGCCCGATATACGCCCCTGATACATCGGTAATGAATAAGTTCTTCCTTTGTTGTGACCCCGTAAAATTCCACAAGAGAAATACAATAGGCAAAAAGAAGTCCAACGCCGCCGCGGCAGTATTCTACAAAAGAGACAGCCAAGTAGACCCCGACACAAAGGACAGAAGGGATTGGGTTAGCAACGATTGGATTTTGATATACAACAGAAAAACAGAAGATAAAAACGAATACCACGAAGAATGGCTCAAGGCGGCTATCTTTCTTGGGGCTTACGTTTATCCTGAGTGGCCCGACGGGGAGGCACTTGTCGAATATTTTAGGGAAAAGGGTTTTGACGGATACCTACTAAAAGACGTTGCAACGGACGGAAAGCAAGACACAAGACCTGGCGTTTGGGCAGGGGAATCCGAAAAGAACGAGATGGCGGGGGATATAATGACCTACTTTAACAACAACGCGAAGTACGTTAAAATATGGCAAATCATTGAAGAGTGGACGCAGATGAGGGGCATAGACGACTTGACAAACCACGACTTATGCGCGGCAACGGGATGGTGTTTGAGGGCTATAAAAAGCCGAATGCCAGAACTTTACAAGGAGGCCTACCAACCTATTGAAGTGGGTGGAGGGTTTATGACTTTTGACGCATAATATTAAAAATTAGTATTTTATGCAAAATTTTGTATTTTTGCTTTTGATAATAAAAATTTTTGGGTTATGATATTACCCCAATTGGCTGGAGGAGTGTTGTTTCCGGACGATAACATTCCAGAGCAAGATAAATTAAAACCGGACTTTGGATTACGATGCGGAAGAGCGTTGTGGTCAAGATATTGCGCCGGCGGTGCTTATTTTTCTTACAGCCAACTCCCTGAGATGCAAGAGACAAGAAACTACGGCGCGGGGATGCAAAGCAATGAAAAGTACAAGAATTGGTTTACCAACGGATCACCCGTAGGACCAAACGCTCCAAAGAGCGGTCCTGAAACAGTTCAAAGAGGTCTTGGAAGAACGCAAAGAAAGGCTATGGCAAATGTCAGTTACGACATTTTCTCACCCATGAGAAAGCTCGTAACAGTTCTTTTATCTGTTCTTTCTGACAACGACTACAGACTTGAGTGCGTGTCCCTTGACAAGAACATAATCAAAAAGAAGAAGGACAAGAAGTTAGATATTTATGTGAAGAGCAATTTCACAAACCCACTCGCAAAAGAACTTGGTCTTCCTGAGTTCAAGTTGCCTTTTGTTGTGAAGGACATGAATATGCTCAACATGGCTGAAAGGCTTGGTTTCTTCAAGGCGCGTCAAGAAACCGCGCTAGAGAAACTTGCGGAGGCGGGTTTTAGAGCGTCTAATTGGTCTAAACAAAGAATGGACTACAACAGAGACGCGATAGACTTCCACTTCCGTTGCGCCAAACTTTATAACGACCCAATAACAGGTCAAGTAAAGTTCAAGTATGTAGACCCCGCCAGAACAGTAATGCTTTGGAATGAGGACAACGAGGACGAGCCGGTGGCAATTGGTCACATAGAGGTAGAGACCATTCAGTCCATATACCCTAAATTAAAAGAGGCGGGATTCAGCGACGAGAAGATTCAGTCGATGGCAAAGTCCTACGTTCCTTATCAAACTGACGTTTCATCAATACCCCAATGGGCTTTTGAGAGAAAGGACATGACCACAAACAGATGGACGTGGATGGACTTCAAGGTGTATGTACTCAAATTTGAATACCTTTCAACTGACTACAAACAATACATCGAAAGAGAAAACAAACAGGGCTACGTCACATATTTACGCAACTCAAATCCGGTAGAAGAAAACAAAAAGAACCCCAAAGACACTTACGATGACGTAATGTGTAACTATTGGTACGAGGGTTCTTACATCATAAGTGGAACGGGCCAAGATATGATATACGAATGGAAAAAGAAACCTAATCAAATGCAGAAGGGCCTTTCTCCAATGAGTTCGTATGTTGTCCATAGAATTAAAGGCCAATCCCCAACAAGAAGTGTTCGTGGTCTTTTGGACGACCTTATGTTTGCCGTTCTGAAACTAAGAGCTGCCGTATGGGCTTCTGCTCCAAAGGGTTACACCATTGACATTGGCGAGGGGGCAAACATTAAAATCGGTGGTGTAGAGTACGACTTATTTGACCTCATGCACGTTCATCGTCAAAACGGTATTCGTGTAATAGCAACCAAGTTTAACGCCGCCACAGGAAAGTACATATCCAAGCCGCTTGAAGAAAACGACAACGGACTTGGCCCACAAGGACAGGAATGGCTTGCCCAAATAGCCAATATCCAAAACATGATTAAGGATATTATGGGTATCCCAGACGCTATGGCGGCAAGCCCCGACCAAAGTGCCGAAAGGCTTGTTGGGGTTATGGAGGCTGACTACGTCGCGGGAAATCATGCGAATTGGGATTTAAGAGAGTCAGAAAGAGAATTTAAGAAAAAGATAGGAGAAAGAATCATACACCAGTCTCGAATAGACATAGAGTATGATGAAAAAATAAGAGAATTTTACGAGAGCGTAATTGGAAAAGATATGCTCTCTGAAATTGACGACATCTCAGGGCTTTCCCTTGATGCTCTTGCTATATCAACCCGTGTTCTTCCTAACGAAAAGGAAAAGTCGGCCATCTTACAAAGGGCAATGGCAATGAGCCAAATACCCACAAAAGACGGCTCGGTACTTCTCCGCCCTTCAAGTGTAGAGCGCGTGGCACAGCTTCTCAAAAACGGGGACGTTGACGAGGCGTTGTGGTTTATGGCAGTTGAAGAAATGGAGGCGAGGGAGCGTGAAGAGAAATTCTCAATGATGATGGTTCAGCAGAACGCCCAGGCTCAACAGCAATCAGCAATGGTGGCTGAGGAAGCCAAGAGACAGACGGCAATGCAACTCGCTCAAATCGAGATAATGAAAGAGCGTGAAAAAGCAAATGTCGAGATGGCGAAAGCGATGGAACTACAAAGACTTAAAAACGACGCAAACTATCAAATACAGCAACTCAAGGGCAAGCAGGCAATGGAAGAAATATCCTTGGAAGCCCAACTTGAAGCGCAGTTCGGAAATGAAATAACAGGCAGAATATGAGCGAAGAATTAGAAAACGTTGACACCAACGAAAACTTAAAGCCCGAAGATATCGCGGCTCAAGAAGAACAAAACGAGGTAGAACAACCTTGGTACGCAACCTACGGGTTTGAGAACGAAGACCACCTAAAGGGAGGGCTTGAAGAACTCATGGGGCTGAAAAGCAGAGCCAGCGAGATTGAGGAAAAGGAAAGAGTAATCCAAGAGGGCATTGCGCTTTTACAAGAGGCAGAGGACCCATACGCGGGCATGGACGAGGTAAAAACTCTCGTTGCATTTGGCCGCAAGGGAGTCCCTGCAAATCTCGCCAATCAAATTGTTTCGGCAACGCCCGAATCATTGATGCAAGACCCACTCCAAGCCCTTATCATAGCAGAGGCGGTAAAGAACCCAAATAAATACAAGCAACTCGGTCACGACGTTGTGGAGGAGGCCCTCAGAGAGAAGTACAACCTCGGTTCGGGGGAATACTATCCAACCGCCTTGATGAAATCGGATGCTATTGACGCAATCGAGAGTATTCAAAATTTGAAGAAAGATGTTGAAAACGTTAAAAATCCTTATACCTTTGCGAAGGAACTAAAAAGCCAAAACGAAAAAACGTTTGCGGAAAGACAGACATTGGCACTTGGTGAAGCACAGACTTACGCCAAGACGATCAAAGAAGTCCCGTACAAGTTTGGCGACACAAGTATATCGTTGAAAGTTTCGAACGATGAAGTGGACGCAGTCTTGAACTCGCAATACGCAGGCTATTTAGGCCGGGCATTTGACCCAACCACTAAGGAAGGCAAGCAAGCCATCCGGGATTGGATCTCTAACCAGATACTGACTCATAAGCTTCAGAGCGGTGATTTGGGAACGCAGATAGTCAATTCTATTTCTGGTCAGGCTCAAAAGAAGGCAATCCGCGAGGTGTACAACGGCCAACCTAAAACCGTTGACCGCACCGGGAAAGTAAACGTTGACAGCAAGAACTTGACCCCCGCGCAAAGAGATTTGTTAGAAAGAGGTCTTCCCTTGCCGTCACAACAAATAAAAAATGTTTAACGACTTAAAAACTTAAAGAAATGTCAAATATTAATCCATTATCAGTCCCCTCGTTGGGGATGCAATACGGAACCATCCAGAATAACTGGGACGCCCTTAAAGACGATTTTGACGCAGTAGCATACCTCCCATTCGGTGACGAATATTGGGACGCTATGAACCAAATCATGAACGCTATTGGTAATCGCGAGATTGCTAAACAGCCGCAAGTAAAGTGGTTCGAAATGACCCGCATGGAAGTTCCTTTTACTGTCGCTAGCATTACGGCGGGGGGGGCATCCGCTGGAGCACAAGTAACAGTAGCTTTAGCGAGTACAGACGTTCAGCAAGTCCCTGCTACAACAGGAGTGTATTACTCTTGGCCAGCGGTAAATGAAATTTGGAGGCACGCTAAAACTGGAGACTTGTATCAAATCACTTTAAAAACGCCAGGGGCCACAACAACGCTAAATCTTAAACCTCTTGGTACTGTCACTCCAAGCACTTCAATAGCAAATGGAGACAAGTTTTTCTATGTAGGTGTTTCTGTTCCGGAAAACTCAACCGCTCAAGCCTCAAAGTTTGTGTTTGACACAATGCACACGGCTAATTTGCAAACATTCCGCCATGACACCAAATCAAGTTCAGAGGCTCTTTACAACCAACTTTGGTACTCACAGCTTGAGAACGGAGTTCAAACTCCATACTCAAACTCACGCGACATCATCTACTTGCAGCGTGAACACCAAGTTGCTATTGTAAATACTTTCCTTGCAGGCAATGAAGTAACAAACACCAACCTTCCTAATCAGCTTACTGGATTCCAGTACACCAAAGGATTGATTCCAACCATTTTATCTGATGGACAAACAGTTGATTACGGAAACTCTGGTGAGCCTATTACCCAAGAGGACATGTATTCGCTTGAGGCTAAATTGACTACTCAAGACGCTTCTGTTAAAAACTACATGGTTTGGACAACCGGTGTAACTTCTGCTGCTCTTGAGCAATCTCTTCATACTTACAACCAAAACGTTAATATCAATTTGAACAAAGTTCAGATGGAGAAAACTTTCTGGGGAGAGGGCGCTTACGCTGACTTGATGAGGACAACTTACTCTTTCAACAACCTCGTGTTCAACAATAAGAACTTCGGACTTGTTCGTATGGGTATCTTTGATAATCCTCAGACTTTCAGTGTGACGGGTTCAAATTGGACAGACTACGCTGTATTCCTCCCGCTTTCACAAGGCGGAATAGACGATGGTCTCGGAAACATGGGTAAGTACATCCGTTTGTGCCATAAGCCAGGCGCGTTTATGAACATGTGGCAGACCGGTGGTCGCGCCGCGGCTAACAAAACATCAACCTGGGAACTTGGCATTCACCTTGTGTCTGAGATTGGATTCAAGTTCATCAATGCCAACAAATACGGTTTGTTATACACAACCTAAGATTCAATTAAGTAAAAATCAAAAGGGGGGCAATTCCGCCCCCTTTTTTAAAACCCAAATACGTTATGCTTTTCGATATAAGCACAGGACAAAGAATCTTCATCCCAGATTGGGTGGAAGAACAAATGAGACAAGATTTCCCAGACTTTTATAACGGCAAGCCGATTGTAATAAAAGCGAAAGAATCTAAAATGAGAAGGGTCATGAAAGTACCCTCCAATAACCATAGCGCGGAAGCAAGACTATTTTTTGATCCACCGCAAGGCACGACAAGAAAGGCGCGTGGAATTTTTGTTGATGAAGAAGGTGATAATACACATATTCAATATTCAACATCGGTTCCAAGAATAAATAACGGCATGCCCTTATTTTCTTACCCTACAGCTAACGTGACTATAGAACACGGAATGAGCATATCCCCGGGTCAAAAAGATTTGCTTTTTTATATTCATTATCTATGCCCCATAATCGACGGGAATAGATGTGCCTATAAATCATCTGACCAATGGTATGAATATGACCGACCAGAAGTTGTGGCAGCAGCCAAAATCAGCGACGCTAAAAAAGCTCGCGAACTTGAGAACCTTGTGTACTTCGATGTTCCTTACGACGTTATCTTAAAGGCGGTAGAAGGACTCGCAATGAATAAGCTTGATTCGGAAGAACAGAACAGGGTTGCCCTTCATGACGCAATCAAAAACGGTTCTGAGACATTCCGTCGCAATGCCTTTGAAATCATTGGTTCGTATGTAAAGCCAGAGGGTAAAAAAGAAGAAAAACCATCTGAGGATATTCACGAACTAATAAATCGTCTCGTGGAAGATAAAAGCATCAAAAACGACTCTGGAAAGTGGTATATTCGTGACCGCAGAGGAGATGGAGACAAGTTCCTAAAGAACGCCTTCTTCGAGTCTGATTCACCGGAGGGTGTGTTTGCTCTAATCGACCACTTAAAAGTGAACAAAGAGTTGTTAGATAAATTAAGAAAACTGTAATAAAATGCAAATCGTACTCTCCCTATCAATTGACGTTAATCAAAAGAAAGGATACCTAAAGGATAGCACTAGCTATATGTCTCTTGGATTGAATCCGTCTACCTTTTTTTTAAAAGGATATGGGAAATTATATTTTAATGGAAGCCTAATAGCCACGGGAACATACGGGAATCCTTTCATAGATTTGCAAAGTGGAAACACAGGGTACGAATTTGATCTTGAAACAGACGTTAACGGAGAGGTT